AGTTAATTATATAAAATTGACTAAATAGTGACACATTTTCCACAAACAATGTAAACAAAATCATAGAGTATATGTATTGTTTTTTGTCATCTTTGTAGCATTTTTCTAGATATTTTTTTAAGTAGTCAATACGCCCTTTAATAATCGGTAATTTTAGATTTTCTTCAAAGACATCTTCCAACTCTAGAACACTTAAAAGGCGCTCATAAGCATTGTTGTGAATAACCTCAATATTAGCCATAACATAGCCAAGATCGGTGATACCTGGATGGGGTAGGTGATTCCCGAGATTTGCCCAAAATTTCTTTACAGAAACTTCAACTTGACCAATAGCAGACAAAGTTCGTTTCACGATCTCTCGCTCTTGGTCGTTAAGATTTACCTTGAAATCTTGTACATCAGACTGGAAGTTAAACTCCTTGTCAGTCCAAAAGCCATTATGCATGGCGTTTACAAATTCTTCTGTCCACGGATAGAGATTTGGTTTCCTTGATACTTGTTCCTCGAATAGCATATGTAGGATTATTTACACAGGAGAATGGATATGTCAATACTTTAAATTGATAAAAATTTTTTTTCTTCTGAAAACTTGACATTTTTAATTTTAGATTTATAAATTACTTTCATTACTTAAAAATATTTTAAATATTTAGTAAGTATTTTTTATAAATATATATAAATAATGTTAAAATTAGACCAAGATAAAAGAGATTATTATTTCTGTACAAGTGCAGATTGGAGTGCAGTGGTTTTAGCCAAAAGTGTAAGTGAAGCCGCTGGAAAGTCTGTAAAAAAGGTTATAGATGAACTTAAAGAAGGTGCAAATATAGCCCCAGCCATTAGAGTCAAAAAAATTAAAGAAAAACTTGACTTTTCAGATAAATTGTTAAGAATGGATGAAGTATTGTCTGATATAGGCATGCATAAAGAATCAAAACATTTAAAGGAGATAATAAAAGAATTATGATTGGTATTGGAGGTTTAGCAAGATCAGGTAAAAATACATTAGCTGATTCCTTAAAAAAAATAATTAAAAAAGAACTGGGAATCAAAGTTGAGGTTGTCTCTTTAGCTAGAGAACTGAAGAAAGATTTAAATTACTTAACTAAAAAAAGATTTGGGATATCGTCTTTTACAGAAGTTACTGGAGAAAAAGAAATTATAAGACCTATATTAGTTGCTTATGGAGAGTCTATGAAACATAAATATGGGGATAATATATGGTTAGATAAACTTATAGAAAACAAAAAGCCAGATGTTTTTTATATATGTGCAGATGTTAGATTTGATTTTGAAGCCAAAAGGATTAAGGATGATTTCAATGGAGCTATCGTACACATAAGCAGACATGGATACGAAGATCCACCAAACGCTTACGAAGCGGAAAACAACCCCAAGGTTTTAGAACAAGCAGATGTTGCTTATTGTTGGCCTACTTTAGGAAAAAATATTAAAGAAGCTGATTCACACGCTTCAATCATATGGCAAATGATACCAGACGAGCTAAAACAAAAATGGAAGACGATTTAAAATTAATAAAAAAAATTAAAAAAACTGGTGACGAAGAATCTTTAAGTAAACTTATAGAAAGGCATTCTGGTATTTATATAGATATGGTAAACAAATATATACCAAACTCTATAGAAGGTGTAGACAAAGAAGACTTGATACAAGATAAAGATTTTACTATATACGAATCTGTTTTAAAATTTGACGAAAACAAGAATACAAAATTCAGTACATATGTTGGTAATGTAGCAAGGTGGAAGTGCTTAAACACTTACAATAAAAAAAGAAAATTCCCACAAGAAAGTATAGATATGGCTGTCTTCCCGTTGAAAAAACATACTAATCCTATGTTTAAATGTGATTTTGATATAGAAAATATAGAAAACAGGGAGTTTATCAATAAAATCAATGAACTTATAGACAATACAGAAGACCCAAGAGTAAAAATCATTTTTAAAATGAGGTACGGTCAAAATAAAAAGACAGTTTCTTGGAAAAAGATTGCAAAAAGACTTGACTTATCAATACAAGGATGTATTAATATACATAACAATTATTTAAACCAAATTAAAAAATATGTTCAATAAATCAATAATCATGGGCAATCTCGCAAGAGATCCAGAAAATAAAAAAGTTGGTGAAAACCAAGTGACACGGTTAGTAGTAGCCGTTAATGATGTAGTGAAGAAAGATAAAGCTCATTACATTGATATCGAAACATGGAATAAGACAGCAGAGAACTGTGCTAAATATTTAGCAAAGGGCCGTCAAGTTCTTGTTGAAGGTCGTTTATTCCAAGATGTTTGGGAAAAGGACGGAAAAAAGAATTCTAAACTATATATCAAGGCTGATAATGTTCAGTTTTTGGGAGGAAAAAAAGAAGCGTCAACATCTAAATCAGAATCAGAAGAAATTCCATTCTAATGCAATTAGTAGTAGAAGCTCCAATTAATTCTCTCTCCTTTGGGAATGTTACATACAACCTTCTCCGTCAATTTTGGCGGAGAGGCGTTGATGTTATATGGTTTCCATTGAACGGTAACGCTGATTTTAAATCATTTGATAAAATAGAACCAGAATTTTTGGCTTGGTTGAATAAGTCTGCCCAAAATGCTGTAAAGAATGTAAAAAAAGACATACCAACATTAAAAATGTGGCACTTGAATGGCTCACAATCAAGAATAACAAGCAAACAATTGCTTTATACATTTTATGAATTAGATGAACCTACCCAAGAGGAAATAAACCTATGTAACTTACAGGATGAAACTATTTTTTCATCATCTTATTCGGCATCAAAATTTAATTGTAAAAATATACCAATCGGGTTTGATGAGGATTTTTACAAGATAAACAAACAACATCTTTCTCAAAATGTAGTGCATTTTGGCTTAATGGGTAAGTTTGAGAAAAGAAAACATACAGAAAAAATAATAAAATTATGGCTCAAGAAATACGGAAACAATAATAATTACCTATTGTCAGTTTGCGTTACAAACCCTTTTATTGACCCAAAAGAAATGAATTTAATGTTAGGAAACTGTATGGAAGGTAAAAGATATACAAATATAAACTTTTTACCATATCTTAATACAAATTCGGAAGTTAATGATTTTTTAAACTCAATAGATATCGATTTAACGGGTTTAAGTGGTGCAGAAGGTTGGAACCTACCAGCATTTAATGCTACTTGTCTAGGTAAATGGTCAATTGTTCTAAATGAAACTTCTCACAAAGATTGGGCCAATGAATCTAATAGTATTCTTGTTGAATCTAGTGGTAAAGAAGAAGCTTATGATGGTAAATTCTTTCAAAAAGGCGCTCCCTTCAATCAAGGCAATATCTATAATTGGGATAGTGACATTGTGTCTCAAGCAATGGACACAGCTGTCTCCAAAAAGGGACAAATTAACTCATCTGGAGAAGATTTAAAGAATGAATTTTCTTACGAAAAGACCATAGACGCCTTAATTAAGCGGATTGAGCAACTATAGTGTAAATTGGCATAGAACATTCTAAAGAAATAGCATGCACAGTAATTATAACACACTATTAAACGAAGTCCTAAACTGGGACTTTTTAACGAAAGAGCACTCTTTAGTCTCTTTGATTGATTCTGTTAAATCTACAGGAGATGTTTACACTGCAAAAATTGTTTTGCCTGGCGTGGAAAAGAAGAATATATCCATAAAGGGTAACAAAGAAGTTTTAAAAATCTTTATTAAAGACAAAGAAGATAAACAAAAACTTTATAGAACTTTAAATATCGCTGGCTTGGTAGACATTGATTCAATTACATCTAAACTTAAAAATGGTATACTAGAAATTACTCTACCAAAGATAGAGGTTTCTGAATCTATTGACATAACAATTAAATAATGCCAATATATTTATACAAGAATATAGAAACAGGAGAAGTCGTAGAAGTCGTTCAAACGATGACTGAAAAACACGAGTATTCTGGTATAAACGGAGATGAGAAAGGCCTCTGGAGGCGTGTTTTTGTTAATCCTAGCCTATCTACAGATACCAAAGTAGATCCGTTTGATCAAAAATCATTCGTAAAATCAACAGTTGGTAAAAATGATACCTTTGGAGATTTACAAAACAGGGCTAAAGAAGCCTCTGAATTAAGAGCTCAAAGACATGGATTTGATCCAGTTAAAGAAGCTCACTACAAAAAGTATTCTGAAGAACGGGGTGGAAAAATTCACCCCGAAAAACAGAAAGAAAACTTTAAAAAGTCCATTGAGAAAGCCTCAAAAAGAGGCCTCAATGTAGAACTTTAAATTACGCTGATTGAGTATCTATTCTAAATAGCACGCCTTTGCTGCCGTTTATTGTTCGTATTTCACTATCAACAATATCATAAGCGTACATGTAATATTCGACATTGTCTTGCGTTATTGTATTCGGAGAGGGTTGAGAAGAACTCAAAGATAATCCATACAAATTATCATATGGAATATCTATTTCAATACTAGCCGAAGCGTCTCTTGAAATTAAAACAAAAGGTCCATCGTTTGGATCAACATGTCCAACGAGAGTTGCATTAGCACTTCCATCTAAAATATTATTTACAAATGTTGGAGGTCCAACGACATGATCGGTGTAATTATACACCGTCATATCGGAAGAACTGAAGGAGCTTAAAGGAACGACTGCCGCTTTGACAGACGCTGCCCGATCAGAAAAACTATAAACTCCTATGCGAAAGGGACAGTTGCATTAGTACCGGAAAAGTAAACATTATTGTTTTGATCCCCAGATCCACCAATTGAAACTTGGAAGCTTAAATCAACTGTTTTATTAGAACCGATTGATGAACTAAATGATTCTGATACCAGTTTTGCATTTTTAAGTTTGAATGCAGCTTTATCAGTTGTAGTTCCAGGATCTCTGAATTTAAGGAGGATTTCAGTTCCACCTTCGTCGTCAATCATAGAAGCTAGATTAGAAGATTCAACTTCATTAACAATAGCGGAAACATCAAATGTCGCATTAATTGGGAAATCTGCAGGACGAGCAAACGCATATTTACTACCTAATCTTTCAATTGGGCTTCTTGGAATAGAGAAAGAAAGTGAAACACTTTGTACGTGAGAAGAAGCCTCATTACTTGTACCAGCTATATTAGCTAGTGGCTGTCTTTCTGCGTCTCCAGTAATAGTTCCAAATGATAAAGAAATATCTCCAGGTCGGAAAGCTGTCACAGCAAATGCTCCAGTTGAAGCGTTAGCAAGTGCTACATCACCTGGACCTAAAACAGTTCCGTCTTGTCTATTGATAGCAGGACTCATATCTCCAGTTAATCCACCAGCTGCTCCACCAGAAATACCTGTTGTTGCTCGAATATTTAAAGCCTCAAATGATACTGATACAGTAGGAATAGATCCAACAGAAGCATCCATACTATAATCTGTTAAGTAAGCGTTACCAATTCCAATTGCAGATAAGCCTCTTCCACCAGCTCCATTTGTTAATCCTAAAGATGTTGCATTTTCAACAGCGTCATTAGAATCACTATGTGTGATGATATAAAGATTTTTACCAGAGCCTTCTCCCAAAACGTTAGAAAGAAAACCTGTTTTAAAACTATCTCCTGAACCTGCATTTTGCGTTAAGCCTAAAGCCTGCTCATTTAAACCGTCGGCAAGATAGTATGAAATATCGGCCGATACAGTTGGGGCTTCTAGCACGATAGTGTCAAGAGCTCCAGCTTGTCCATACTGATTAATATCTGTTCTAGCGATATTGAAAGAGTAGTTGGCAGACTGAACTCTGTGTAATTGTTGGTGCTTTGCAGCAGTGATTGACGATGAGTTATCACTTATGTACAAAGCTTCTGATTTATAAATTACTCTATTTCTTGCCATAATATTTTTATTTTATTTACAGTTAAATTATTGATTTGTGAAATTATAAACGGGGAAATCTATGTTGATGGAGGTCGAAGTCAATAAATCCTATCTTTAGGCCACCCAACGAGGTTTTTTGTGCCCTGTCTGAAAATTTAGACACCGTAACGTCATTTACATAAATTTGCTTATTAGAAGCATAAGCATTAGCCAACCCCGTATAATTATATACACTTGAAACTCCACCATTTCCAGGTAAATCTGATTTTATATCTCCATATTCTGTAGCAGGGTATCCGCTAAAAGGAATTAATGAAATAGATTCGTTGTAAGAATCGGCAAATATTGAGAGCACTCCATCTAGTTGATATTCGTTTTCCGCCATAACCACACATTTAACACTTGTTTGGGTTTCATCTTCTCCACCAAAAGCAAATGGAACGTTTCGAGCAAACTCATTATTGATAAATATTGCTGGTACAACTTTGTCATATGGCTCAATTCCAGTATTTTCTATTTCACCAGTCGTTCCATATCTACTATTTTTTTTAAATTTATTTTCTAAAATCAAATCTTCTTCTGAACTATTTGTTATATATAAATTAAAATCTTTAACAGCAAACTGTCCAGTAATAATAGCTCCTTCTCCAGGTCCACTAGCACCTGTTTTTATCACACTTCCGTTTTCGAAATCAAAAGCTAAACTGTTTCTGCTGTAATCTAAACCCGCTAAAGTGTTTGTAAATCCCGTAGGTATAACAGGATTAGTTTCTCCAGTTATAGACGAATCTGTAACCCACTGTTTATAAGGGCTTGAAAATCTTCTGTAAGAAGTTGGAAGTCTATCATCCTCCATATAGTAAAGTCTTCCAGTTTGATTTGTGTACGCTTCACCGTTTTGCAATAAATAATTGTCAAACCACATTGCGAAACTTGTTACTACTTGATGTTGATATTGTGGCTTCATATTGTTAACTTACGAAATTTTCTTGTATACTTTGTAATTATTTCTGATATATATTTAGTGTTTTTAAACTTTACACCTTTTCTGACGGGTTGTTCTGTTTGTATACCCAAACCAGATCTACTAGAAGGACTTTTCTTCTTTAGATAATAATTTAAACCAGAAATACCATTTTCAATACCCTTTGCCCAACTTCTCCCATTCATAAAAGGCATAGGTGTTTTATCAAAAATATCTCTAGCTGTAACTAAATCTACAGCAAAATCTAAACCCCTTGGGTTTTTTAAACTAATAAATCTAAAGTTTGTTTGCTCTAGAAGTTCTAATATTGGTGCAATTGGATCATATCCAGCTTGAAATCCAATAAAAGAATACAAATTTGTTATACCCCCCAAAGTTCCACTAATATTATCTGCATCTTCCCCAGCTTTTAACTCTCTAGTTATTGGGTGACCGATAAATTCATCAATCATTTCTTTTTTTATAGCCATAAAAGATTTTTCAAGTTCTTTTTTAGTAGCTATTCGAGCTTCTCTGGCTAATTGTTTATCTAATTCTTTTTTAATTTCTAGTTCTAACTTATTCATCTAGAGGTTTTAGGAAGAAATAGTAATATTGTGGGCCAAAAATACCATTCGGATTACCTTTATTTGAAATAGAATATCTTCTACCCTCAAATTCACATCTTTTAGCCTCTTTTAATATTTCATAACCACTTGCGTCAACCTGTAACTGGACTGATCCTTCAATTAAATCTAAATCTAGCTGGCTATCTACATTTCCATCTGTAAAATTCTTACTCTTTGCGTTAATGTAATGAATTCTGGCTTTAATTGTATGACTCACAACCGAAACTGAAGTCGATGCAGATCCAGAATCAGTTCTGCCATATATTCCATTATATTCTGAACTCGCCGCTATGAGAACTTTTCTACCTTCTTCGTAAACAGTAATGTTTCTACCAAAGGTTTCGTGCAAATTGTCAATAGCCGTTTTTATAATGTTTTTATAGCTGTCTGTTATAAAAGATGTGCCCATATCACTTTTTACACTTTTTTGTGTAAATTTTATGAGGCACAAGGATGAAAGCACAGGAATTTCTAAATAATAGGGCTGATCACCATATCAGGTTTCTTTTTAAGTTTTCTTTAGCTATGCTAGAAGATTTAAAAAATACTCATGAAATAAATTTTAATAAATTAAAAAAAAATTTACCAGATGAGTATGAGGGGATAATTGATATGTCGAACTACCTAGATGAACCATTCTATCAACTTTATAGAAAAAAAGTATTAGATGTTGGAAATTCTGTATTGCGAGATTATAATAATGAGTTAGCTAACCTAACAGTTGAATTCAAATTTAAAGACTAACCATGGACAAAGGATTAATACACAAATTTACAGTTAAAAAAACTGTATTAAAAGACAAAACTGTCGAAAGAGAGAATAAAGAAACTGGGGAAACAGAAACAGTCACGACCCAGCAAAAAGTTAAAGTACCAGTTGAGGTATCTTTAAGAAAACCTAGCCGAAGAATGATCGATGAGGCTGAAATATTTTATTCAGTAGAATTAAGTAACGCTGTTAAAAAAGGAATTTTAACAAAAGCTATGTTAGTTAAAAAATATGCTGACACTGGTGGTACTCTGACAGAAGACGAAACAAAAGATATGCTCCGAACAATGAAAGAGTATAACGATCTTAAAAATGAATACCAACTTTTAAAAACAAAAAACGAAGATCCAGAAAGACAAAAAGAACTGGAAGAAAAAATGCTTTTTACAAATCGACAAATTTTAGAATTAGAGGCTTCACTACAAGGTGTTTATCAACACACTGCAGATGCTAGAGCCGAAAGATCTTTAATTCAGTGGTATATGATTAACTCCACTAAATTTTTAGAAGAAGGGAAACCTTTTATGTTTTTCGAAGGAGCTGTTTATGAAGACCAAGTTCAAGACTTTTATAAAAAAGATGAAGATGGCGAAGATTACGAAAAAGAAATTTTAGAAAAATTAATGAAATCTGTATCTTATTGGTTCTACAATCAAGATGCAACCCAAAAAGATATAGATCAGTTTATAAAATCTGATGGATAATGAGCTTTTAGGGGAAATCATAACTGAAATTTTTGACGAGTATACAGTTTTTGATGCTAGTTTTGGTAAAGTTTATTTTAAACATTTTGACCAATTAGGCTCTAGAAGAATCTTTTCCCGAAAAAGCACTTACCAAAAAGAAGCTTTATCTAAAGGACTGCCTTCAGAAAAAGAATCAATAAACCTACTTATAGATGATGGTGTTTGGACAACAGATAAGGAAGATGAAATCAACGCCATAAAAACCCAAATAAAAGGTTTGGAAGATGTAATGCATAAAATACAACTTCCATCTCAAAGAGAAGAGCACAAAAAACTAATAGATAAAGAAAAAGAAAAACTATCTACATTAAATAGGGATAGAAAATTTTTAATCGGTATGACGGCTGAATCTTATGCGCAAGAAAAAGTTCATAGAGATTTCTTTGATTCGATTACTTTTCTAGATCCAGAGTTTAAAATAAAAACTATGGAAGAAATATCTTACGAGGAAAAAGATAAAGAAAGGGAAATAGTAATGTACCAAAATCAATTTTTTGAAAAGTTTTCAGATGAAAACATATCTAAAGCTGTACTTTCTCCCTTTTACGCTTCCTTTTTACCTTTTTCTGAAAATACTTTGAATATTTTCGGTAAACCATTAAAAGATATGACATCTTTCCAAATTAAAATGGCAGCATATGGAAGGAGCTTTTTAAATATATTCAAAACAGCTCAAAAAGAGATACCAGAGTATGTTGCGAAAGATCCAGAATTATTACTAGAGTGGCATAATGCTCAAAAAAATCAAACAGAACATAAAGGCAAAGGCAAATCTGGTTCTGGCGGTTCTGCTATTTTTGGCGCTACTGATGCTGATTTAGAAGCTATATCAAAAGAAGACGAAAAAGCTGTAAAGTTATCAGACGCAATACACGCTAAAGGAGGTAACCTTAATATGCAACAAATGATGGAACTACACGGAGTTTAGGTGTAATTAATGCTATATAGGATATGGCAATAAAAGTTCCAGTAGTATTAAACCCGGTAGATGCAAGTAAAGTAGAGGCTTCTCTAGCTAGAATTCAAAGTAAAGCTAAAGGTATAGACTTTGGTGGTGGAGCAAGATCTATTGAAAAACTGTCTCGACCTCTTGGTAAAATTACTGGTCAGGCCACAGAATTCCAAAAATCATTAGAAGCATCCAATGCTCGTGTTATCGCTTTCGGTGCTTCTGTTGCTGTAATTAACAAATTATCACAAGCTTTTCAATCTTTGGTCGCAAATACTGTAAAAGTAGAAGCAACCTTTGCAAAAATAAATACCATTTTAGGTGGAACGGATAAGCAATTAAGACAATTTGGCGACGGAATATTCAAAGTTGCACAACAAACAGGTACTTCATTTGATCAAGTTTCAGAAGGTGCATTAGAATTAGCTCGTCAAGGTTTGAGCGTAGAAGAATCATTAAGTAGAGTTGCCACCGCATTAAAATTAGTTCGTGTTGCCGGCATAGATTCACAAAAAGCTGTTTCAGGATTAACAGCCGCTATTAAAGGTTTTGCAGGGAGCGGTTTGACCGTTGCGCAAATAGCAGATAAATTATCGGAAGTTGACACAAAATTTGCTACATCAACAGAAGCACTAATTGAAGGTCTTCAAAGATCTTCTTCTTCAGCTAGAGCGGCTGGAGTTTCCTTTGATGAACTTTTAGCTATTATCACAACCGTTGAAGAAAGAACACAACGTGGTGGTGCGGTTATTGGTAATGCCTTTAAAACAATTTTTACAAGAATAGGTAGGTCTGATGTTTTAAGAGACTTAAAAGAATTAAAAATAGAAGTTACAGATTTAGAAGGTAACATTAGACCAGCCACACAACTTTTAACAGAATTAGCAAGAAAAGTAGAAGAGTTGGGCGGAGTTAGAAACCCAGCAGCTAAAGGTATTTTAGAAAAAGTAGCAGGTGCTAGACAAATTGAAAACTTATTGGTTCTTTTCGAAGATCTAAATTCAGAAACCAGTATATTTGCGACATCTATGAACGTAGCTGCAAACTCTATGGGAGCTTTGGACGCTAAAAACGAAAAACTAAATCAAACATTAGAGGCTTTAATAAACAAACTAGCAGTAGGTTCTCAAAAACTAGCTTCCTTATTAGGTGAAATAGGTTTTGAAGATGCCGCTAGAGATATTTTAAAAGTATTTAATAACGTAGTAGATGGTATTAATGATCTACTTCAAGGCGACTCCATGGGAGGAAAATTTGCCAGAGGTTTAGTTAAAGGTATAGGTAATGTTTTAAGTGGGCCAGGTTTAGCTATTGTTGGCGCAGTCTTTACAAAACTATTTGTTGACCTAGCTAAATTTGGTGCTGGCTCTTTAAAATCTTTACTCGGTTTAAATGCAGCTTCTCAACAACAAGCCGCACTTCAACAATCAGTATTACAAACACTTTTACAAAATGAAGATATTCAAGCTCAAATTTTAAAACATCAAGGCAACAAAGTTGTACAAGAGCAAATACTTCTAAAAATTTACAATGATCAAATCAATGCATTGGCCAGAGTTCAAAAAGCCGCAGCTGTAGTTACCCCAGGTTTATATGGGAAGGGCATGAGAGGTGGCGAAGGAGGTGTTATCAGAACAAGTAGAGGTGCAAGTGGATATTTAGCAGAACGAAGAGATGTTAAAATGGGTGTTGGTGGAGCTTCTCCATCTTCAAAAGTTGTATCTATTCCTAATTTTGCTTTTGGTGGCGGCCAATACGGAACAATGATCGCTAACACCAGTGAGTACTATGTTCCAAATTACGCAGGTGGTGGCGATGCTATTTTTAATCAAAATATGATTAATTCAATGGGACTTCCATCTGGCGCGCAAAAAATAAGAGCCGCGGGTGGATACGTCCCTAACTTTGCAAGCGGCGCCAAAATGAGCGCTGATTTTAAAACAATGGGAAAAAGCCAATATGTTGATACCTATGGACAATTAGCATACAATACAAGAGCTAGAGCTGGCGCTACAGGAATGACGGCAAGCGCTAGACAAACACAAGCTAATAAGCTAAAATCTGAAAGAGCAAAAAGATCTGGATTAATTAATAACATAGGTAACTATGCTATGATTGTTCCTCAAAGAATTGGCCCACCACAACCCATAACGGGAACAAGAGGTGGTAAAAAAGTCGGATTCATGTTGGTTGGCTACAAAGGCACCGATGCAGTTGCAGCTAATGTTGCAAATGATGAACAATTAGATAAAAGAACTAGAGATTTTGCGATTCGCGAAGCTACATCAGAATCTAAAAAATTAACCGGCGGTAGACCTAGTCCAGGCGTAATACATTCTGTTGCCAACAAAGGTGCCGTTTCAGCTCTTTCTGGAACTATATTTGAAATGGCCGCTAGTTCAATTAGAGGCTCAAAAAGATTTGAAGGAGGAAAAAATGCAAACGCTCCTTTTGATTTTAATGGTCCCACCGGAATTAATACAATGTTTGACGTTGGTGGGGCTCAATTCATAGATGCAAAAATCAGAAACAGCCCTGATCAAAAGAAAAGCATGTTCGATAAAATTTTAAAGCATACTGGGACCGCTGCTGGTGGTTACATTCCAAATTTTGCTGACCCAATTACCGCCGCTATTTCTAGAGAAGCTGCTGCAGGTGTTCCGATTAATCAAATGAGAATTAATCAAAGTGGAAAGCTAAAGAATTCAAACAACCCAATGGGACTTGCTGTTACAAATACAAAAGACGAACCCACTGGAAGAATACCAAATTTCGCTAGAGGTAAATCAATAGATCCAAGTAAATTTATGTCTGCAATAGATAAAATGTCCAGCCACGCTTTAGGTGTTGGTATGGCATTAAGTTTCTTATCTGGTTCAATGCAATCGGAAACCAATAAACTTATGCAAACTATGTCTGCAGTAATTCAATCTTTATCTACCTTAACATTTATTAGCATGCTATCAGGACCTTTACAAAAATTTGGTTCAGCTGTTACAATGGCTGGAATGAATTTAGCTACAATGCCTAAAGGCGGAGCTATAGCAGGTGGTGTAGGAGGAATGATGATGGGTGCAGGTAGATTCCTTCCAGTTGTGGGTACAATAGTTGCGATAGGGGCAGCTTTACTACCTTTAATTTCTATGTTTAAGAAAAACAAAGATGCTATAGAAGATGAAGAAGAAGCAAGAAAAGGGTTAACTAAAGAAATAGCTGGATCAAGCAGAACAAGAAGTGGAGCAGTAATTAGACAAGAATTAGCTGCTGCTACAGAAGCACGAAATAGATCTTTTTCTGCCTATCAAGATACTCTTGTAAATGGTATGGCTCCAATGAGTCCAGAATTATACATATCGAAAGAAGATTTCCGACACTCTAACCAAAAACGATCAGCTGAAAATCAGTACAAAAAGAATATATACAATCCATTCATTGCAGCCAGAGAGCAATTTACCAAAGATGATATGGCAATGATTGAACTTCAATCCGAACTTGCTCGAACTACTGGTCAAAGTTTTGTTCCTTCTGGCATGACAACCTTTGAATTCTTATCGCGATTTCAAGCTAATAAAGCGGCAGCTAGAGAAGCAAGAATGAATAAAAATAGGTTTGAGGGCGGCCAAATATCTCAAAGCAGTCCATTTACAATGGGACCAGATGGTATACTTCAAGGCACAACGTCTGTTTACGGCTTTAGAGGAGAGTTTCAAAGAAGAATTGAACAAGGTAGTGTAGGACTAACAAATCAAAGAAAAATAGAATTAGAATTTGAAGAAAAATTAGCTGAAGCTTCACAAGAAAGACAAGAAACACAAGCTAGATTAAATCAACAGTTAGTAGAAAGCCAAGTTAAAATAGAAAACATTGGAGACTTAACTAAAGAAGATGCTGAAGCCGCTTTATTAAAATTAAATTCCCTAACTGATTTAAGAGATATTCAAGAGACCATATATACTATTAGTGGTTTAGAGTTAAGTAATCTTGATGAACAAACCCAAAAATTAATTTTACAATCCCAAGCAGCTGAACAAAAAGAACAATCTGCATTAGAAGAAGCTAAACATCAAAAAAGAATTTCTGAAGAATTAGAAAAACAAAACAGAGGCTTCGAAGGTTACAAAAAGAGAACTGGAAAATACCTTGAAGATTTAGAGCAAGATATGCCCGATAGATTAGCTCAAAATATGGAAGATGCAATTTCTAGTGCTATGAAAAATATAGCCAACGGCACTTACGATACTTTAGGCGAAGCGTTATTGAATGTTGCATTAAGTTTTGGTCAAGCTTTAATGGATGAAATAATTGCAGCTTCAGCCAAATCTTTAACAAGGAATCTTTTTGGTGGATTCATTAATAGTGTTTCTGGAACAGTTTCTCAAAACTTTAATCAAGGTGGTATAGTTAATGGTGGTAGCGGTGTTAGAGATGACGTTCCTGCTGTCTTAACTGGAGGAGAATTCGTTGTAAGAAAAGCAGCAGTTCAGAAATATGGTAAAGGATTTTTTGATCAACTTAATTCTGGGGGAGTAATGGGTTACAATGCCGGAGGAGTTGTTCAAGGAGCTGACAATGTAAGAACAGGTAAATTTTTCTCTGGCAAGAAAAAACATAAGAAATTTGATCACTCACAATTATTTGGTGGAGCGAAATCCGACGCGCGTTTAGCTACAGCTATGGAAACAGATTTTTTTGTTCCAGGTGAGAGAGGTTTTGGAGCAATAACAGGTAAGGAAAACCTTTTAGCGTTCGCAATGCAAGATACAACAAGTGGTGCAACAGATCAAATATTCTCCAGTGCTGGTGGCGCCTCAATTAATTTAGAAGACCAAAGTGCTAGACTTTCTGTATTCGGCAGAAAAAGAATGTCTCCAGCAAGACAAGCGTTAATGGCATCAAAACAACAAGCTTTTGATTTAGCTATGGCGCAAGCTTCCGAAGAGCAAAGGGTTTTAAAAGAAAATCAAGATGCAAGAAGAGCGAGAACAGAAGCTTTCCAGAGCGCTGTTAAAGGAGCGTTTATAAACGCTGCTTTTGCTGGAGCTTCGGCAGGTTTGCAAAATGTAGCTGCTGGAGGAAAATTCTTTGGCCCTAAATTTGAAGGAGGTGGCGGTATAGCGGGAGTAGGAGGAACTCTAGCTGACGGTACGCAAATTAAAGCAGGAACTGCAATGAGAAATATACCAGGTATGACTGAAATAGTTCCTCAACAAAGAAGTTTTCTTGGAATTAACTATACTAGAAATGTTCAACAATTAACTAGCGCTGGTCAACAATTTTACCAAGGATCCCAACAAGCTGCATCCTTTTTTAACAATCCAGCAATTAATTCTTTTACAACAAATGGAATTACCTATAACAATGCCCGAAGAAAAGCTAATGGTGGATTATATGGAGGAGGTGATGCTAATATTATATCTTCTGGTACTTTTGATGATAACATGAAAACTGGAGATATGGCTACAGAAGGAAGCTCTGGCGCAGCTCTTGAAACAACAGGTGAATCAGAAGCAACCAAAACATACGCAAATGGTGGTAGAGTTAATTCATTATTAATGGGTGGCGAATATGTTTTAGGAAGAGGCGCTGCTTCAAGACTTGGTTCAAAAACTTTAAACTCTATAAACGCCATGAATTATGCTAATGGCGGTTCTGTCGGTATTGGTAGTAACGGAGGATCTAGCTCAAATGCTAATGTTGAAAATCTAGAGATAAATATTAATATAAATAAGGATGGTTCTGGTGAAGCTGAAGTAGGATCTAATTCAGGAGCTGACCCAGAAAAAGCAAAAGAATTCAGCAAGAAAGTAAAAGATGTTGTACTACAAGTTATAAACGAAGAAAAACGAGTTTCCGGAACACTATTCACTAGAACAAAATAATGAGCTTTAGCAAAGATTTTAATTACGATAGAAATCAACTGACATCGTCGGTCAACAGAACCCCGACCTTGCCAGATGAAGTTACTAGTACAGCGCTTTCAAATGTTTATGGTTTTTGTAAATTAATAGAAGGTTACACTGGTTATTGTTGTGCAGTTAGACATGCTACTAATAGAAGAGCTGTTAATGTAGAATTTTCAGAAAACAATACAATAGGACTAAATTCAAACGTATATAATTTTAACAACGGAGCAGCTTCTGGAACTTTAGAAGATTTTGCTAATGGTGGAGATCTAGAAGTTATTGTTCTTTACGATCAATTGGGTTCAATAAATGCCACAGAACCAACTGGCTTTGACCCTGGGGGAACAAATAGAACCGGCTTTCATGTTAGAGGTTTTGCTTATGCTGGCACATTAGATATGCCTGAATCAAAAATCAGATCTCCCATATTAATGAAAGATGGTGTTTTAAGAACCGTCAGCGGTCTACCTTCAATGTTATTTACTGGTAGTAATAATGGAGCAACAGATAATCCAGGTCAAACATTACTATTTAATCACAATTCGGATTTAAGATTTCCAGATTACACCGAAAACGTTCATGCTAGTAATACTTCCACTCTCTATAAAGACACTCCAATAGGAATTACAGGTCATGATGGTTTAGAAGTTTTTACAGTTCAAAGCACTACAATTTCAGCGGCAGATAATGTGCATACAGATGTAATATTACTACAAGTTAGTGGAAGAAAAGCTGGACCTGCTTCCTCTGTTGAAAGTGCATATGCAAATATAGGAGCCAGTGTTGGTGGCCATATATTTGCTTATCGCCGTGATTTTTCATTAGGTGTCGCTAACGGAGCTCCCGCTGTTTATTCAGAACAAAATAACGACGACGATATAAATATTATGAGTGGTATAAATCAAACTATTACCACTGGAGAACAATTTATTTTACATGGTGCTCATGTATACGATCCAACTGCAACCAGACCAGGACTTGTTGGTGTTGCTAAAAACGCATGCAGAGTGGAAGACCAAATGTTTAACATTGATGGTACAGGGCTAAAATTTATAGGAGTAAATGACTTTGGAACAACTTCAACGGGAACAGTCCCAACTTGGTTTCAGGGTTCAGGAATACCATTAGGTGATGGTCATGTTCAAGTTTATTCAATAGGTCAATTAGCTAGATTCAGTACTAATTCTTTTTGCGGTGAAATTCAAAGTGTTTTGGTTGCCACAGGTAAGCTTTCTAGTAAAACAAGAGATCAAATAAAAAGAGGATTAAATGATGTATACCAAATCTTTCAAACAGGTGGGACAGCCAATGGTTTTTCTCCGACATATGGATCCTCTATAAGCTTTAGCTCGGAAAACTCTTCATGGAGAGGTTCTGATTATAATACATTTTTAATGGCTCAAGGTTTAAATAATATTACAGCTAATATGAATTTAAATTTTGTGTTCAATACAGACGATACTAAAAACTTTTTAAATTACATACAAAGAGTAACAACCGGTGTTCTTACTGGACAAAAAGCATTTGACGGTGATGATATGGTGATTAATATAGGATCAGACAATCAAGGTTTTTCAATAAATTTAGATCCTAGTATTTATAATAATTTTAGTGGCTCTCAAGTTGTTTCTTACAATGTTAAACATTTAGCTCACAATGTTAATCAAATCAATCTTCAGTTAGTCAATAAAAGAGTATCTCCTTTTTTAGAAAATGGACAAGGTTTTGTTAAAAAAGTTTTTAATCCTTCTTATATTGATGGTGCTAGTTTTTGGTTGGACGCATCTGATTCATCTACGGTTTTAACCAGTAGCTCTAACACAACTACATCTCCAGCATTCAAAAAAGTCACTGGTTTTGTTGATAAAATTAAAGGTTCAACAGGAATACCCATCGCTTCAAGTGCTGTAAATGTTGGATATCGGTTAGCCACAGATGGAAACAATAATGTTAATGGATTAAATACAATTTACGCAAGTGGTACAAAAAACGGTATAGAATGGCCTAAAGTTTTCAACACTAATAAAACAGGTTTCAATATTAATAAAACAGAATTTGAAATGTTTGCTTTATTCAGATTAGACCAAGCAGAAAGTCAAAATATATCATTTTGGGGAGACAGTGCTTTTCATTCAGAACCTGATGGTCCTGGAGGAGCTATGTTTTTAAGACGTAGTAATGGTAAAATAGCTTTTACAACCCACGGTCATGGAGGACCAGATGAAGCAAATGGTTCGCAAACAATAGAGACAGACGTAGTCATTCAAACAGGAAGATGGTTTTTAATTCATGGGATTTTGTCCGGAGATGGGCAAAAACAAGTGAGACTAAACGGTGGACAACAATCCCTTTCTGATGGCGTAAGTGGAGCCGTTGAAGTTAGCAATCTTTTAAATGGAGTTGAATTCCCCCTGGGTAGTGGAAATAAAAACTTTACAATTTTTGACGGACCTCAAGGTGGTTGGGCTAACGATTGGAACGGCTCTTTTGCTGAAGGTGTGGTTTTCGATAAAACAATAAAAGAAGAAGAAAGACAACAAATGTACGAATACTTTGTTAATAAGTGGGGTACTAACGATGTTGTCTATAAAGATGATTTTGCTAACGCAACTATGGAAAATGCTATTTCAGCTAATTCTCCAAACAATGAAATAGTTGCTTATGGTGGCATATTATCTACCAGTAATGGAGAAAACGAATTTACTGAAGACGGTTCTTTAATTATGAGAATTGATTCTGGTAATGGAGTTCTTCACACAGCAGTTGGTATAAATTTTGGAAATAGATTTGGTACTCATACTGAACCAGATACAAACGATTTAAAAAATGGACAACATTATGTTGCGGCGGGAGATGTGAGAGTTCTTAACCCAGGAGAAAGTGGTTGGGGTGGATTACAAATAGATGCTGGTGACGGAGGTCTTGTTAAAATTACTGGTAGTGAATTCACGCATTTTGAATATGAATTTGATAATTTTACACCTCCTAACAATGTCGCACATAGATTTCTTGATGTTGTAGTTACTTCCAATGCTTTAGGAAATGGATTTTTAAACAAAGGAGAAGTTGCTGTAGAACTTAAAAATTTTACAATAAACAAAGTAAACGATTTTGCCTCACAAGGTATAGGTAATCAATCATTCGATGTAAAAAGACTACAAATTAATTCAAATGAATTTGATAATTATTTATATCACACAGGCACCCCTGGTTCAATTTTTGAACAAAGCGCTCCCTCACTTTCTTTTTCTGGCTTGAGCACATATACAGGATTTGTTGCAGGTTACACGAGAACATTTTTCTGGAAACCAGATTTGTCTGTTGATATAAGTATTGATAATAACGCAAGAATGAATAAATTTAAAGGTTCTTTCCACGAGTTATTAAACATGTCCAGAAATCAAAATACTATACAGTCTTTAAATTTAACATTTTCAAATAGATCAAACAAAGAAGCTAGATCTTTATTACATTTCCTAGAAACACATATGGGCTACAAGAGTTTTGTGTATAATCATAATGATAACGTATTAAAAGGTAACAAAGTTTTCTATTGTCCGAAATGGGATCACACTTTTAATTACATAGACTCAAACACAATTAAAGCTACATTTATTGAAATACCTAACCCAGTTACTCCTAACTTTTAATGTCAATTAATCCGAACAGACCAATTATAACATATGACAACGTGATGTTGTTACAGGGCGCTATAGATGCACATAGACCAATTTCTAATAGTGGAGATAACTTATCACACGTGCCTCTTGTACAAAGCGTTTCTTTCGGATTTGATTACGGTAGAACTACCTTTGGTGAATTAGGTTCCACAGAAACTATTTATGACGCCGTACAACAATCTCCAAGCGTTGAATTTACAGTTTCTGTTCTAGAAGATTTTAATAAAATGTTTTCTACATTTAGAAAAATTGGTGAAACTGGATCTATTAATACAAGTGGGCTAAATCAAGATAGGAATTTTTATTGCGTCATTGGTGCAAATAGAGGAGGTGGAGATATAACTGGACAAGTTTCTGGTTTTTCTGGTTTAGATTGTATTAGTTTTGGTAATTGTTTTTTAAATTCTTTCTCAACTTCCCAAAACGTAAACGGTTTGATTGAATCATCATATACATTTACATCATCAAATGTTCAAGCTCAAAAAATAGAAAATAAAGTTTTATATTTTAATGACTTTGAAAATCTAGATGAAGCAAGTTACAGACCAGCAAGTTATGCTTCTGGAAATGTTGAAGGTGCTACTTTAACAAGGGATTATTTTTTTACAGGTGGTCACGACGATGTTTCTGGTAGAATGTTTACAGGTGCGCTTGTTTCTTATTCAGCAATAGATGACGGTAGAGGATTAACTATAACTTCTGGTCATATGGGTGGTTTAATTAATCTAAATGATACAGATGGATTAGGTATAACAGAATCTATTGGTGTTAGTGGAGTTAATGGTCAAAAATCTTTAGCAATATACGATATCAATACTCTTAATGGATTTGCTTTTTCTGGCTTTACCCCAATTCCACATGAGCCAGGTACAGCTGGAACTAATTATTCATTTGTTGGTACTCCTACTGATGTACCTGGAGATGCAGGAGGAGGTCACTTATACGATAGTGAAGATATATATTTGGTATCTGGTAGAGTAAGAAACACAGAAGGCGGACAACTTTCAATCAGATTTCAAACTGGCAATATAATTGGAACCAGTGAAGGTTATCAAAGTTTGCACAACTTTCCTAATGTAGAAGCTGAAGATTTTTTTGCAACAGGTAATTTTGGAAAATCCCCTAGTGGAGTTCTTTGGGTTGCTCATAGAAAATCTGGAAGTATGTATTTAGATTTAACGGGTTTAAAAAATGTAGAAGCAAATCAATTAGACTATCGTTTCATTAATGCGCCAGGCTGTTCGTTTTTTGACGCAATCACTGGTGCCGAAATGCACAACGGTAGATTAGTTTGTATAGATACTCCTGAAAAATTAGCTAGATTCGAAAATTTTATAACCGGCACAGGTTCAAGAAATGGTAACTCTTCTGCTTATGCGGCGCCCACTGGTTTTGTAAATGCCGGAGGTCACTCTCATGGTCATAACAGCAATACTTATAGAGGTTGGATAGGTTTATCTGATAGTGGTAGCGAAGCAGCTGGCACATTAACAGAAAAAAGGGAAGACTTTAAATGGATAAACAATGTGGCAAACGTTCACACAGGCAATGATCTTTGGTCTAGCCTAGAGCCAAATAATGTAGGTGGTTTAGAACATTATGTTCATGTGAACTTCAACAGTAGTGGATCTTGGAATGATAATACAGCAAGCCCGAGTAGTAGTCCAGTTCATGGATTTTATATGGAGCGAATTACGACAGCTAGTTTTATTTCAGATTTAACAATAAGAAATTTAAACAAGTTTGAAGTTCAAGCCCCATCTTTTGATTTAACTGGAGATCAAAACCAAAACACATTTACTCATATGTCTGGTTTAGATTTTTATTATTCAAACAATACTGGCAAGGCTATACCATATGATACCACACATATTGAAATTAACAGAAATTCATTTGAGCCAGAAGAATATGTAGTAGTTGATACTGGTAGCGGTAATAATAGCAACATATTCCCAGACAATGTAAACAGTTCCCTAAAAGTATTTTTACAATCAGCACCACAAGGTCACATAGGAGCAGGTAGAGATTTACCTGTAGACACAAATCAAAGTGTAGCTAAAATGCACATAGATATTGATGGTGTTAGAGTTTATGATGGAATACAAACAGGTATAGAAACTTCCTATATAGAGCGTATTCTTTTAAATAATAAATTTACAGATGGATCATACAATGCTTCAGGAATTTATGTTCCTAGTGGTAGTGTTTTTGTTAGAGGTTATCCAGTATATTATCCAACTGGATCTCTAGTGATAGGTATTAGACACCAAGAGTTAGACACCAATGCTGGAACTGGTTTTTACCCCACCGGTTTTTGTATAGCGAAAGCCAACACCACACTAACAGATAATTCTGGTTTTGCTCTTTACAGGGCTAATAATACAGGAGTAGGTCAAGAAGTTATATTTATGACACTAGATGGTTCTGGAACTTTGTCCGATGGTACATTATCAGCGACTAACATAACAGGTGGTTTAGATAGCAATATAGAAAGAGTAAATCACTTTAGATCTCACGCTATAAGTCAATTACCACAAAGTGTTTCTGGAGCTAATTATACTGGTTATAGCACCACTTTAAAAAGAGGAATTAGCATGGCTAAAATCAAACACCGTGATGGTAAGTTTGAATTTTCTAGCGGTATTTTAATTGACCTTTACGGTGGAGATAATGCTGTTAAAGCAGGCTCTCACGTAGGTCACTATAGTTCTGGTAAAGCTTTAGAGTTTTTACAAGATTTTGAAACTGGAGATATTTTAGCTTTAATTAGTAGGGACTCAATGAATACCACAAGCAGTCTTTCTATAGGCGCAAGAAAAGATTTTTTCAATGAATTAAGTGGAGAATTTAAATCTAAAAGAGCTGTTGACGTAGGATTTAGAGATCAACTAGCTTTATTAGCAATTAAGGGTAAAGGCCCTATTTATGAAGAATATTTAAATAGTTCTGGAACTAATGCAATGGCTCCAGACAGTCAGTACCCAGCAGCCACTGTTTATCTACCCAAAAACACAAGCAATTTTTTAATTGAACCCGATGCTTTACAAAGTATGAATTTTGATATTCCTGTAGCTAGGAAACAAATAAATTCTCTTGGTAAAAAACACCCCACACACAAAAAAGCTGTATTTCCTTCTAGAGGCACTTTCGATGTTTCTAATATTGTTTCCAATATAGTTAATACAGGAGATAGTACAATGTTGCGATCAGAAACACCTATAACGCAAAACCTTGAAAAGTTTTTAAACCACAATTCTTCTTATACTATTAATCTTTCTGGTCGCCATATAGACAAAACAACATTTGATTTACAAATACAAAATGCAAAAATAGAATCTCAAAACTTTGATTCTCAAATAGGTAGTGCGGCAACTTCAAATATGTCGTTTAGCTTTGATATACAAAATCTAGTTAAAAAAGATCATTTGAATAATTTAGATGACTTGTATCTATATATAGATAGACAAAATACAGATTGTTACACAAATGGCTCTATGACAATTACGGATCTTGCTTACAAACCTTTTGTTAATAATACTGGACGATTAAATTACCTTTATAGACAAAACCCTACTTCAAGTAATTTTATTACTGGTATGGTATTCAGAAATGAAACTGGATTTGTATTTAATACAGATGATAAGAGTCTTTTACATATTAGGCATGAAACAGGTAGTCCTAGCCCAAGTACCGCTAGAGCTACAGGTGCATTTACTTATTTAGCTTGGATCAAACCAAAAGATTTTGATGGCAGTCAAACAATTATGAGACAATCTTTCAGTAATGAAGAAAGACATAAATTTGGATTAGGTTTTAGTGGATTAAGATTTGAAAGTTGGGCTAGTCGAAGATTTCGTGGTGGTGGAACAAATATACATTTTGATGTTAGACCAAGTATATCAACTATAAATAATCAGAGATTGACAGCTATTTCAATGCCTCTAGACACAGGTAAATACCAACAAATAGCTGTAACTTACGAAGAATCAACGGGAAGTTACAATAAAACCGAAAATGATTATAGCGGAATTCACAAATTTTATGTAAACGAACATCTTGTAGGAACAACTGGACATAATCGTAGCGCAAGCGCCCAAACTGCATCACAACCATTTTTGATAGGTGGTGAACACCAGTCAAATGGACATTTTAGAAATTCTTTTGAAGGAGAAGTAGCTATAGCTGCAGTTTATGTCGGTAAAACATTATCTTCTGGAGAAATAGCTGATAACTTTAACAGACTTAAGGGTAGGTTTGATATACCCGATGATTATACTTAATAATAACCAGAAACTGTTAAATTAGTTTCAATGCCACCAACTTGTACAGGATTAGCCCTGTAACTGTTGTAACTTTGTATAAGCCTCATAGTCTTGTCATATGAGTCTTGAGCGAGTCCTCTGTACACTTTGGACACTTCGTTCCTATTTACAAAAGAAACGCTGTTATCGCCGTCAGAGACGTTAAGAATGTGGCCATTCTCATCATTTGAGATACCTCTTAAGGTATTTCGAGCTTGTTTAGTATAATAATGATATAAATACAGCTCTTTGTATATATCACGCTCTTCTAGATTCATACCAGAGATATGTCCAGTAGTTCCAGATAAAGAAGTATAAATATAAGTATTTAACATACCTACATTTTCTTCTAACCATCCAGACACAGAAGCAAGTGTGACTCCAGTGGAGTCCAACTCGTTTTCAAAAATATCTGTTGCTAAACCGCTTACGTTGCTCATGATTGTGTCAGAAATTCATTGGTGATTAGTGTAATAATTCTATCTCTGTCGAATCCAGGGTTGAATCCCAGCCTAGCTGCAACAGACTGTAAGTCTGATAGAGACTGTTGTTTCAATCTTTCTTCTAATTCATTTACACTTTTTGCATCACCAAAAGCATCTGATCTAACACCTTTTTCTGCAACTTTTGAAGCATCTGTTTGAATAAAACCGTTTTGAGAAGTCCAATCTTTGAAAGCTCTCATTAATTCTGCTACTTGTTCATCTCTTGTAGAATAAACACGAGCAGCAACTCTTTCTGCTAAAGCTCCCATTTCATCTCTTGGCATAATTTCTAGTTTTTCTCTAAAAACACCGATATCTGCAGTTTTGAAAGGGCTAACTAAATCGACACCATAAAGTTTTTCTTTTTCTTGAATGATATCTGTTTCGCTTCTTTCTTTGCCATCGGCATAATCTAAATCACCTAGATCTACTTCTTCTTCAGCTGTAGACTCTTCTACAACCTCTTCGGTTTCTTCTTGAGGCTCTTCAGAAATCTTCCCATTAGCCTCGTCCAAATCTTCAAGACTTTCAATAACTTCTTCTTTTATTGAGTATAAGTCTTCTGGTTTATTAGTTTGTTCGGAATCGTCCATAATATATTATATGTTATATTTACACTTTTTCCAAAAAAAAAAGCCACTCCGAAGAGTGGCTTTGAAATTTGAAGCTAAATGTATTAGTCTGTTGTAATAGCTGCTCCAATCAATGCGCGTTTGTCAAGAACAACACGACCTTCTTCGAGAGAACCGAAGTAACCGATCTTGTTTTGACGGATGCTGTATTGATCGTCAGCGATTAAGTTGAACTCACCACCGTTATCTTCGTCAATAGCTACTGGGCGTACTAGTGATTCACGAGAGCGATCGATTCCAAGAACCAATTCGTCTGTGCCACCAGCGAAAGCGTTAGTACCGGATGTACCGTCTGCTTTTTTAAGTGTACCTGAACTATTGTCATCGAATAATGTGTTGAAACGCTCACCAACACCGAACTCATTAAGCTCGATTACGTTGATGCCGTAGAACTCTGGAGCACCAGCTGCATTATAAGCTTGCATAGCAATGTCATTTGCAGTTGGAACACCGTCAGCAGCAGTACCAACACCAACTGTGTTGATAGGGTTGTATGCTACAGCGCGTAGTTCTTCAACGACCTCTGGAGAACAGATGATATCTGTTACACCCTTACCACTGCGAGCGTCTGGAGTACCACCACGTGATGATGTGATGATTCTCTTTGAACGAGTGATCATAGAGTTAAGGTCAGCTAAAAGGAAGCGGTTGTTAACAGCACATTCGAAAACGTGGTTTTTGCTGTTAGTAACAGTAGATCCGTTTGTTGAACCACCGATAGCTTTCATGATAACGTTAGCTGAAATTGTGTTCTGCTTCATAAGGATTTCTTGAGCAACACGAGTCATTGTTTTTGCAACAACATCCATGCGTGATTTAGCTGCATAGCGACGATCGAAGCTAACTGCTGAATCAAGGGAATATGTAGCAATCTTTAACTCTGAAGCTGTAGGAAGAACCTCTGAAGTTGGAAGACCACCAGCGCGTGTTTGTGAGAACACTTGTACGTAGTCTTCGTCAGATACATCAAAATAAAGATCTAGCGGAATTGAAGGATTGTCATCTGCACTGTATTGTACAGTTGTGAAAAGGTTAGATAAAGCAGGTGCTTGATTGATAACCTCTGCAAGGACTGGTCCGATGAATTCTGCTAAAGCTGTTTGCGCTTCGTATGCAACAGCTTTGTTGCGAGAAGCCATAGCTTTAATAAGCTCAACTTGTTCTGGAGTGTTTTTTAAGGTAATTTTCATATTATATATTTTCCTTTCCTTATGTTAAGTCGATCTTAATAACCAAGAACCCACCATCAAATTGATCAGTTAGTCCTCCGAAAGATGAACGATTTCCAGTAGCAATAACTTTACCGATTACTTGCGAGCCAGTGTCGCTAGGTACGCATCCTGTTATTTTTCCTGCGTTGAAAGGTGAAAGTTTAACACCTGTTCCTACCGCATAAACAGAGTGTGCTGCTCCATCAAATCCATCTGATGATAAGGTAAAGATACCTTTTGTAGCAACTGGAACACTTTGTCCTGGGAGAACAGCTTGAAGCTCTTCACGTTTTGTTGGGTTATATAACAATTTTTCTCCATTTTCGTCAGCTTTAGCTGTTTGGTTCAGAGTAATTCCTAAAGGAGAATCCTGTAGAGTTTTTACTGATGTTCCACCAGCTGGTGTGACTGTCAATGGATTAATTGGGTACATGTCAGAGCCAATGTGAGGGGCACTTGTATCACCTAGATATGAGTTACTACCATAGTCGATAGTATCTAAATTAAAGTTCCCTGAAGACACCTTGACAAAAACACCGTTGTCACCGTCACCAGCATTTGAAGATGTAGTATCTGTTAATGCTAGTTCAGGCTGTAGAGCAAAAATGTTGATAACATCATGCTCATTGTATTGTCTGAATGGTAATAATCTTAATGACATAATTAAATTATAAGTTTAAATTTTTATGATAAAATGTTGTCGCGAGAAAACGCTTTAGCGAATTTGTCGCGGAAGCTTTCCTTTTCGGAAGCTTGTACTTCGTTGTTGTTTGGAATTTCAGCATCTGTTTGCTCTGCTTCTGAAAGAGCTTCTTCAACGTTAACTTCTTCAACAACTTCTTCTGAAGCTTCTGATTTTTCTAAACGTTTTTGAACTTCTTCTTCAATGCGAGCAGCTAAAGCTTCTTCTTGTTGAGCTTTTGCTTCCTTATTTTTACTTGACCAAAATACTTCAAGTTCTGACTTCAAAGATGCGAATGCTTCTTCTGAATCGTCAAGACCTTTTAGTTTTTGAGCAATGAAAGAAGCGTCTGCTTCTTCAAGGTCATATGTAGAATCCAACTCTTCCATACGTGCATTGAAACGTGCTTCAGCTTCCTCTGATGCTTTTACGGCTTCAAATTCCGAAATGCGTTCTTGAGCAATCTTAAGTTCTTCTTTAATTGACTCTACAGAAGCTTTAAGTTCGTCATTCGCTTTCGCGATTTCCGCTTTTTCGTTTTCTGCCGCCTCTAAAGAAGCCTTATATTCCTCATCCTTCTGCTTAATGGCTTCTGCAAATTGAGAAGTCATGCCTGCAATAGCCTCTTTTGAAAAAGATTTTTCATCAAGAGACGATTTAATTTGTGATAATAAGGTTTCTAGGTCCATAATAGTATTATTGTTTACAGTTTTTTTTAATTTTTGTGAAATTTTGTCACTAACTTTTTGTAAGCGGGCTACGTTCTCTTTTTCGGATTTTATTTCTACAGTGTTTTTTTCGAACTTATCGGATACTACGCCCTTTACATTTGCAGCTGGTTTTAATGTAAATCCAATACCTAAAGGATACACATTACCAACAATTAATCGATAGACTGGTTTGCCTTCGTCATTGACTCCTTTGCCACCAAATCCCTTAAGCATACCTTTCATTTCATTGATCTTTTCTGGATCTGATATGATTGTTGCTTCGCTTAAATTCTTACTACCTACGGCTATTTTATAATCAGTAAATCCCACTTCCCAACTAGCTGATACTTTACCATAAAGATCATGCTCTGGATTTGTGCTATTTTCTATGAGTTGTGCAAAACTCTTATCTACGGTTTTATATACAACAGCTCCTAAAGCAATATTAAAAGGTTTGGTTTCGTTGGTATCAACGTTAACCATCAAGGAACTATCAGAGTAATCGCTAAATCCAGCATTTACAATATGTCCCACAACCTTCTTTTTATCGTGTTCAATGTTTGTAGGTTTGTGGATGAATTGTTGTACTGAATCAATAGCCGTATCAGTACTAATTCCATCTCCATTTTTGTTAAACTCGTTAACTACAGCAGCGTTAAATGCTACACCGAATAAATCTATATTTTTCTCTAAATCCACATTTGTTGGAATTAAAGGTTTTAAATTTTCAATGTTTGCTTTAGAAATGTCTATGCCTGCAATTTCTCTGCAGGCCTTCACTTCAAAATCAAAAGTTGTGCTGTATTTATAATCAGACATTATTATAACATATCTCTGATACGTTTTGCTTGACTTGCGTGAGCTTTCACTCCACTATCTAATTCTGATGCTATTTCAGCTAGTTTTTTTTTAGCGTCTTCTGGTAATTCTTGTGCAGCTTTAGAAACTTTTGGTTCTTTGGGATTATCTACTTTTTTCATTTCACCTTCTGGACCAACTTCTTCTTTCTTTTGATCGTCTTTTGAAAGCAGTTTGCTATAAGCAGCTTCTGCTTCTTCAGAGATTTTACCCTCATCTTTAACTTTCTTTAAAATAGCTTTTTGTAACGCAGGAGGTAAATTTTTCTTTTGTTTTTCTGTTAAACCAGCCAACATTGGTTTTGCAGGTTTTGCATAAAGATTGGCCTCAACTTGAGCGATAAGCTTTTTCATTTGTTTTTGATAAAGGCTTCCGCAAGCTTTAACAGTTTGGTCATCATCCATATCACCTGTTTCAACGGCATATGAATCGTTCATTGCACACATTCCCATGAATTTTTTGTACACAGGCTCTTCAGATTCGCTATATGTTTTAGCGATCGATATTTCAATATTGCCGTTCGAACGATCAATATTTGCTTTTAATGGATTTTTAATTTCTTTCATTTGAGTGATATAAAATTGCTGATGGATATATTTCTAAATTATGCTCTGCGGAAATTTCTAAAACTCCCTCTAAAGAGTTTAATTTTTCAATATTATTATAGTCATTTACACAAGAAATGACCTGTGTTTCCCAATTTTCTTTTTCAGTAGAACATACGACAGATTCACACAATCTCGTTAACATTTCTTTTTGTGTTTTATTGAGTCGTTTTTTATCTAATTTCTCTTTCATTTTTGCGGATGCAAATGATATTAACTCCTCTGTCGCATAGAAAGTTTCTTGTATATTTGATCTAGAAAAAAGATCCTTTTCTGGAGGTCTGCCTGGCTGTCCTGGAACCTTTTGTGTATCTGCTCTTTCACTTGGTCCCTCGTCTTCAATCATTGGTATACCGCCTACAATCGGGTTAAAATAGCCATCTTTTCTTTGTTGCTTGTATTTTTCTTGAGCTGTATCAAGTTCTTCAGAGTTGGGGAATCTTCCAGTTTTGATGATATCCATACCTTGTTCTGCAGTAACAATACCTAATTCCATTAGCCTTGTTGTAACTCTCATAAGCTCAACCTCATCTCTTAAATCAACATCTTGGAATTTAGCTGTTGGATAAGTTCTAAATCCTAAATCTTTTGCAATTCTTCTAATTTCTGGCTGTAAAAAATCATTAATAAAAGCTTCTCTAGCTTCTTTTAATCTGTCTAAAAATACTCTAGCTTTGATTTGTGCACCACTATATTTATCTTCGTTTAAGATAATGTTTTGTAATCCCTCTTTAATATCTTTGTTAATAACTTCGTATTTTTGAGGTCCTACTACTTTATTTAGATCTGGTATAATGAAATCTGCTTTTGTTGTATAATCTGAAACTAAAACTCTGCCAACAGATTCGTTTTGGAAAAGTTTTTGCATTGTTTTTACATTGTAGTGATTAATGCCACCTTTATCTGGCTCTGTGCCCATTGTGATCATGAGAATAACATTTTCTACAGTTCTCATAATAGCTTGATCCATTTTTTTCATTTCCATCTTCGCATTGATATCTTCAAGAACAGGATATCCGAATGGAATTGCGAATGGTTCATAATCTTGTTTCTTATAAAAACTATAAGCAATCTTATCATTTTTTAAATTGATTTTTAAACCATCTTTAAAATAAGCGCCCTCTTTGATTAGCTTTTGTGTTTCTGGCTCTAACGCATCAAATACGGCTTGGTCGTATTCGTTTTTAGGGTTAGCCAATCTCTCCATGTCAAATTCTGAAAGTATTTTAGCGTAAGCCCCATCTCTAGTATTGAAAACCGTACTGCGTTTAGCAACAATTTCAAATGGATTTAAAACAATGTATTTTAACGGGAATTTGTTTTCAGCAGGGAAATCAGATATTTGTTGGCTGAATTTTCTAAATGTATTTAAGTCAAATTTACCATCAACTCTATATAAAAATATGTTACCACTTCTGTAATATTCTCTAAAGTATTGATCTTTTAAATCCCAAAGTCTAATTCTATCAAATAGTTTTTCAAAAAACTCTATTGACTTGGCGCTACCACCTTCTAAATAAATATTAGTGTTAGCAAATTCTGACATCATATCAATCGTATTCCTAAAGATAGGAACATTCGCATATGCTTTTTGACATAATTCAATAGCATCTCTTACGTTAATGCCGTCTGTAGATAATTCGTATGGCAATAGCCCTTTTCTAATTTGAGAAAACCGATTTACTGGCGTCTTAACGGCAGAACGATTCATTCTATGTTCTGTGCTACCTGCAGTGCCTCCAATTGAATTACGACCTGATCTAGCATAACTAGCTTCCGAAACGTAAAAAGGCTCTCCTGCTGTAGCTGGCTCTGAAGGAGATTCTTTGGCGAAACTTTCTAAAGCTTCGTTTTTCTTGAATTTGTTCCAATAATCTGATTTCTTTGTATATTTTCTAGCCATCTTAAATATTTATTATAAAGTTCTTTACACAAAGTTAAAGTTACTTTGCAAACTTTTCTAAATAAACATTGGCGCAAATCCAATATTATTATCCATTGGCATATCCATCATGTCGTAATAGATATTCATACCCCAATTTCCTAAAACTATTGCTGAATAAGAGTCCTTTCTTGGTCTATCTGCGCCTTTTTGTCTCTTTAAATTTGGAGGTAAGTCAAAATTTTGTGTTCCCCCAGCAGAAGATGTGACTTGAACTAGTGCACACTCTGCCTTTGTTAAATCTAGCATATCCTTTTGATGTTCAATAAATTCAATCATTTTAGCTCCAACATTTTTTTCATCTTCGTATTTAGAAAATTTCAAATCTTTGATTGGTATTCTTTTTGCTTTTTGTAAGGAATAATTTTCATCCATAGCCGATGCTGCAAAGTATAATCTCTTTCTATCAAAAGAAGTTTGTAGCATTTCGTTAGCGTTTCTAATCCATTGTGAAGTTGGTTTGCGTAAGTTACAAATAACATTTGAAGTTACATTGTAAGACTTTCTAGCTTCTCTTAAGTCTTTTGCGTATTGTGTGGGATGTATAAAATCTGCTTCAAAACAACCTATATTTATATTCGCTTTTTTAAATATATCACTTTCGTTACAGGAGTTTAAAAATTGTACGCCTCCATTGTAGTCTCCCACAATCATGACGATATTAAAGTGGTCTAATAAGTATTTAAAATATATTATATGTTTCTTTAAATTAGTTCCAGGAAGCGCATAACTATGCACCAAAACACCCTTTTTCTGTTCTGGTATAAGTTTAATAACTTGTATAGCAAAGTCGTCAGATGTTTCAGATTCGGACCAAGAGGGGTCAAATGCTAAAATATATTCTCCATCTGGATCTCCAGCAACCTCTACAGCAGGTGATTCACCATCAACTATTGTACAATCAGACATCTTACTAATCTTAAAGTAACCAGCGCTATCATCTGTGAATTGAGCGTTAAACTCTCGGTCAATTTGAGATTGGCTCATAGAACCTCTCGCTTGTGTAATTAAGTTTTCGTCATACAAAGCTTTAGGAGCCGCATCATAAGAGAACTGCATTATACATCTACGTCCTTGATTTTTGGCACCTGGATTAAATATCATATTCTCGTATGCCTGATAAAGTTTATATAAATACTCGAATTTGTAAGAGGCAGAAGACAATCCTATCATTTTATTGCTTGGCCACTCTGTTCTTTCTTCTTCTGTCATTTTGCCAGCAGCAATCATTTTATCTTCGGCATCTTTTACCTTTTGTCTTTCTGTTGGGTTTTCTACAACAGCCAAGAACGGTATGATAACCTCATTGTAAATTTTTTCTGGCATCAAAAGCAACTCGTCCACAATAATTCTTTGAAAACGAAAACCACGAAGTTTTTCACCATCACCTAACGGCAAAGCTGTTATCCGACTCTTACCGATTTGCATGGACCATTCATCATTCGACTTTGTTACCTTACCAATACACTGTTGAAACAACTCTGCTTTTTTATCTTGAGCTATGTCTTCAATCTTACGAAATATCATTTTAGACTGACGAAATGACTTGGATATAATTCCTATATGCACCCCTTGGTTCAGCATAGCGTCCAGAAGCGCGAAAATGCCCGTAGAAAAGGATTTTGACATACCACGAGACCATATGCCCAAAAAGTAATCATTCTCCATCATGGCCTTTACAGCCATGTGTTGGAAGGGGAATAGTTCTATGCCAGTAAGTAACTCTGTTGTAAAAGTTACATTCTCTTTCATAAATTTATACAACCAATACTTTGCCTTGTTATCTTCAAGGTATCCTTCAAGTTCCAAAACTTGTTTATTGACATCCTCTCTTTTTAGAGGCTTTTGATTACCTACTTCCCAAGACATTTTTTTGATCTATATAATATTGAATATCAGTTTCCCAAGCTTCTTTACCTAAAGCTAATAATTTTGGAATAATTTTTTCGCTTTCGTCCCTATTGTTTGTGAAAACAAATTGACATCTTCTTGGGAACTCGTTTTGGAGTTTTATCATATTGGACATAGCCCATTTAACCGTAGATAACCTTTTACCAGGAAAATATTCCTTGTACATGCTTTCTATGGATTGTTCGATGACTATGTACATATAACAGTCAACTTCAACACATCTTTGCATCTCGTTTCTAAATCTATCGAAACCTTTGCCAAATGTTCCAACAAAATCAGTTGCACTTTTTCTATCTACAAAGGTGTTCGTAAAGTCTTGACCAGCTAACGTATAATCACCAAAGTCTAACTTTAAAACTTCTGATTTATGAAAATTCAAAGGTTTTTGTTCTCTTGTGTCAATAAAGACCTTGACATCAAAATCTTTTTTAAATTTGTCTGGCATTGGTCTTTTAAAAAGTGGTTCAAGTCCTATTTCGCCACAAGCCTTGCTATAACTACCATAATATTTTTTATACAAATCTATGTCTGGCATTTTTGCTTTTAGTAATTCTATATGGGACGGAGCGTAATCCCATTCCTTATCTTTAACCCTTTTAATTAGTTGTGTGAGGATATATTCCTTTACTTCTTTGTCTTTAGACTGTTCGCACCATTTTAACAATTGAGATCTGCTAGAAAAGTCTGTTGAAAAATATTGTTCTTTGTTTTTAAATGGAATTGGAGAACCAGTAAGTTTATTAAACCTTGGGTAGTGTTTTACATAGTAATCCCCTAAATACATTCCATGTTTTTTAATATGAGCATGTAGAGCCTTTTCCGACTTAAATTCTAATCCGCATTCCTTACAAGTTTTCATTGATCCAATCGCTTAAATTTATTTTTGGTTCCCATCCCAACACTTCTCTAGCTAGTTTTGATTCACATAAAGTGTTTTGAGCTTCTCCAGGTTTATCTTCTTCATATACTGGTTCTATTTTAAACATTTTAGCCACTTCGTTAATTGAGTGATTTTTACCCCTACCTAATTCAAATTCGTGTCCATAAGCTTCGCGCTCCATCATTAAAATAAGTGCATTTACTATATCATCAACGTGTGTAAAGTCTCTTCTTTTTTCTCCATCTCCGTAAATGGCGCAAGGTAATTTTTTCTCTAAATTATTAATCCATCTTCCAATTAATGTTGAATATCCACCACCTTTTAATTGATGAGGGCCATACACATTATAAAATCTAGCTATACAACTTTTTAGTCCAAAATGTTTTCGATATAGGGTTACTAGGTCTTCGCCCAAATCTTTTGAAAAGGTATATGGATTTTTGAATCTACCACTATGTTTTGAAGAAGAACCTGCGTAAACCATTGGTATTTTGTTTTTTACGCAGTGTTGTATAATTTCTAAAGTTCCATTTGCATTTGTTGTTATGTAATTTACTGGATCCTTAAATGATGGTTGTATCCTCGCGATAGCTGCTAAATGAAACACCATATCGACGTCTGGTATAGCCTTATAGCTCCTTACGTCACCAATCCTATAGTCTACCCCTTCTATGTGGTTATCGGCTGTTCCTGTGGAATAATTATCCAAAGAAGATACCTTGTGTCCTTGGGCTACTAATTTTTTACATAAGTTTGTCCCAACAAACCCAGCTCCTCCTGTCACTAATATATGTTTTCTATAAGACATCATCAACTCCTATACCTAAAACCCTAGCTTTCCAAGCGGCCATGCCTTCTAATCTTTCAGCCTCTTTTTTAATTAACTCTTTTTGCATTTCTGCGATGCGAACCATGTTTTTTCTTTCTTCCTCTTCCTGGAATAATTGTACAATAGATAAAAAAGACGCATTTTCCTTTTGTTTGTTTTTCATCCTTTCGCCACGATCACCTTGTAGTTTTTTTGTAAGGTTTTCGATACGGCTTTCACATTGATGGTACTCTGCGCTTTTAGCTTTTATAATTTCAGCTAATCTTATACTCATTTCATCTTGATCGTCTGCAGATTCAAACATATCATTTAACTTTTGCAAATGCGACGTTATAAGCTCTAAATTTATAATCTCCTTACATACATTCATATATAAGTTTAATTCATCTGGGGTTAAGTCGGGCTTATCCCAAGTTAATCTAATAAATTCCTGTTCGAACAGTTCTTTATCTCTTATATTGATATAATTGTTGACTATCGCTACAAACCTAGAATTATTTAAATTAGTTCTTAATTTTTCACAACAAGTATGTTGATGTCTAGACATTTTGTTTTCTTCTAGGCCATATCCAGTTGAATCGTTAATTTTTTTAATTATTCTAGAAATGGCGTGTGGAGCTACATAAGAAGGCGATTCTTCCTCCGATGGAGCCTCTCTATCTAGTGTTAAAATATACTCGTGGACAGTTCTTTGTTCTTTACTTAAATTTTTAACATAATCCCCAAATAAGTCTTTTGCTATCTGTAAAGATGACCAACCAGCGTCTAATCTTTGTTCTATGATATTTTTTTGTTCTTGATTCAGTTCTATTGATTCTACTTTCTTATGTTTGGTGGTTTTTGCTTTTAATCCATTTTCTGCTAAAAATTTTATAACAGCTCTTCCTTCTTTTGATCTACCATCAAGAGTTTCGTCTTCAAATACTATTTTTGTTATGTCTATAATATTTGGATTCTTTTTGAATTCATTTAGAATTTTTTCTTGCTGTTCTTTACTTAATTCCATCACATTATATCCTCGTTTCTTAAAATTTCTTTAGCTTTCTCTTGAAACATTTTTCGTAAGTTTTTTATTTGTTTATAACCTGCGACACGTTTCTTTTCTGTTGTTTTGTAACCTAAAAACTTTGCAACCTCCTCATCTGAATTATTTTGCACGAATAGCATTTTAAAAGCTATAAATTGTTTTTCAGATAGATTTGGTTTAAGTTTATCTGCTAATTTAGCGGTAGCAGATTCTAAATCTATAAATGTATCTTCTTTTGAAATAATTTCATGTGTGTGGCTTTCCATAGTCACAGCCAACTTAATATCATAAGCGGATTTCTTTTTCTTTTCCCATTCTTTATATATGGAGCAACTTGAATCTTGTATTCCACTTTTATTAAGTTGACAAAAATTATTACCCAAATTATGCGGGCATTTTAAACAAGGTCTTACATAGTTGCCATAATAGTTCCTTAAAAGGTTTTTAAATTGATTTGATACAACTCTACTTAACCAAGGCTCAATAGGTTTTGTTTGGTCCCACAAGTGCCATTTCTTATAAATGTGAGTCATTATGATTTGTTTTATATCATCATAATCTACGGAAGCGACAGCATCAAGATCCCACTTGATTCTTTTCTTTTCTAACGCCTCTTCTATTTGTTTTAATTTATCCTCAAATTTAAACATCCCTATCGGTTAATTCATTTAAACTTCTAGTTTTTGTTTTGTGCTTTGAGGGGGCTTTTTGATTGCCTCCAACTAGATTTGATAAATCAAAAGTACTTGAGTTAGTTTCAATTTCGTACTCTAGTTTTCTAATGTTGGGTACGTGATCTGCATCGGTTTCATCATCGTTGATAGGTTTAGAGGCTCTAGTAGTTTGAACTTGTCTATCAACTGGTTTTGATTCGTTAACCGTTGCAATACCTAAAGGTGCTCCACAGCTGGAACAAAACTTTGGTGGACTAAAATTGTATTCTATTTTTGTGCCGCATTCTGAACAAAACTTAACTGACATGATGATATATTATAAGTTGAAGTTTAAAAAATTAAAGCGTTACTTTAATAATTCTTGTATAGTAACAGATCCTCTTGCTAAATCTCCACCAGCGATCGTTACATTGTTTGCTGTAATTCTTCCATCAATTGCGAAACCTAAACAGAAATCTAAATCAGAGTTTCTAATTGCTCCTGTTATGTTACCTGGGTTTACTCCAGTTAATCTAACAATTGGCATTATGTTATCTCCGTTGACAACAACACTTACTTCTTCTGAAATAACTTCTGTTCCTGTAACAAATTCTGTGCCTATAGCATACAAGGGTTGTCTATTGACACTATAATTGTATTGCAAAGATTCTATTGTACCCAATCCAGTTAAGATTGATAATCCATTAACATCACTATATGCACCATGGCCGAAATCTCCCATTTTTAAATCTGGAACCGTACTAGCACTGTCAGCAGCTACAATCTTTTGATTGCCGTGATTGGTACCTGCTGCTGTTGTTCCGACTGGATTATATGAAATAAAATCACAAGAATATTGAACAGGTGCGTAAGGAGTAAGAGTAAAAGAAAAGTTAGTCATGAAACAGCCACTTAATTTTATACCATTACCGTCATTACCGACTCTTACTGAAGCTCCAATATTTCCAACATCTCCAGTGAAATCAGCTGGGTTAAATTCAAGTGCATCTTTTGCAAAAGCAGAAAAAGAAAAAGTTGTATTTGGAGGCCCAGCTAAAAGAAAGTCGTTTTTTTGAGGTTGTTTTCCAACGATTCTTGTAGGAGCTATGTTAGAAGCCGCATTTAATTGAAATTGTGTTGCAAACACAGCGTCATTAGCTGCTTCCGTGGGTGTAGTGACCGACCCATTGTTTGCCGTAGTCGAAAAATAGACCGGTACATCCTTAAATGATAGATAATTTGCTCCCATATCTATTTATTACACTTTTTTTTTATTATATTCTGTGTAATCAAGATCTTTTAAAGCCTCCGTAGCTTATATTTGCAGTAACCGTGTCTCCCACTCCTTGTGTTATTGTCTCTCCTCTATAGTGACCGCTAAATAAAGAAAACTGATTAGTGATATTCCCACTTGTATCATATAGTTGTAATTTTACATCTCTTTGTCGATTTTTGTCAACAGAGTGTAATTCAAAAGTTTTTTCTATTTCATAATGATCGTTTACATCAATTGAAATTGTAACTTCTTGTGGTATTACATTAGCTAACTTAACATCAACTGGCGCTACACCTGTGGTTTGTGCACTTGAATTTAATCCGTAAACCGCTTGATAATCATAAGTTTCAGAAAATTGAAATGCAGAAACAGGTAAACTCGCATCCTTATCGTATGTTATTTTAATCCCTGTTTGTGGAATTACTTGAACTGGTGTTTCTCCAGATGCTGGTGTTTTTTGATCTATATTAGATCCAGACATTCCGCCGTAAATTGAAAAATCAAAAGATAGATTTGGAACTTGCCCAACTTCAGCGGTCACAGCAAAACCATTAATTGTTAAGTTGTGAAAATCCATTTTTTTAGATCCGTGTATAAATTGACCAGATATTCCTGTTTGCAAAACTAGTCCCGTACAAAAGTCTGTATTGGTCAATAATTTATCAACACTAGCTGAAACTACAGCTGGGCCATTTATAAATGAACTAGCAAATTCGTTACCGGCTACCACAGCTGGTGTTTCATTAACGCTCTGTTGAAACGAAACATTTTGAAGACCGTTTAATATAGTGTTATTTATTATAACTTCAGTTCCTTCTGACCCATTCATAAAATATTTTACACTTATAACTTTACTTTTCCACATTTTACTGTAATATATGGTATATGGAAGTAACAAATGAAATGAGATCTCAAATGATTGGTCGCGCTATTGAACTTGATAGTTCATATAGTTCGCATTTAACCGGAATATGTTTAACTGGTCTTTTTAGTGGATTACTGTTGTATAATGGGGAAACTTTACCCTATGAAATAGCTGCACAAAGCGGACTCTCTGGTTTAGCTGAATTTACCGAAAAACACATAACTAACAGTATAGATATTCAACCAGGTGTATGGGCGTTTGACATTGACCCTAAAGTAAATATGATGCCATTATAATTATGCGTGATTTTAAATTAGATTCAAACATCAAACAAAAGTGCTGGGAATATATAAACCAAAATAGTCTTTGTGAAAGAAGGCATGCTCCAGGCACTAGTGGCAATAAGGTAGAGCAATATACCGGTTTAGTTGGAGAAGTTATGACTAAAAAGATTTTTGGCGTCGCACACTCATTTAAGCAAAATGGTTTTGATGGTGGATTTGATTTCGTGCACAAAGATAAAAAAATTGATGTAAAAACAATGGGCCGAAATGTAGATGTGAAATCATCCTACGTCAATAACTTTATTTCTTTGCAAGAACATTTTGATTGTGATGTTTATATATTTAATTCAATCAATAAGCGCAAAAATAAATTAACGATTTGTGGCTACGTTAGTAAATCAGAACTTATGAAAAAAGCAAAACTTTATAAAAAGGGTTCTGTAAGAACTCGAGATGATGGCACTTCATTTAAAATGAAAGCTGACACTTACGAAATTAGCAATTCTGATTTAAGACCCATCTCCGATTTGTTGGGATAGTTTTTTACAAGCGTCATTCCAATACTTTGACGAAGTCCTCAAAGACCTATTAGATTCACGTATGTACTCCATATTTGTTTTTAAAACATTTAAAACTTCTAAATAGTGAGCTTTGTCCTTATTGGGAATCATTGGCTTGATTTCCTCAATAAGAATATCTATCACGTGGTCCACATACTTGCAAGTCGGCCCCGGTATTGTTGGGGCGTCTTTTTTATGATCTTCGTATGTCTTTTTTGCTGGCATTTCTTTTACGTATGGCTACATACATAAATACACTAAAACCAGCTAAAAGTGCATAAGTAGAAGGCTCTGGAATGATATCAAATGATACTGCGCCTGGTCCAGTAATCATCATCCAACCTTTCCCAGCAACTTTGGGATCATAAGTTGTGATAACTGCATAATACTCCGTATCTATTTCTAAATCATCTAATTCCAAAAAGAACAATAAATCACCATCTTCCAACTCGCCCTCATACTCATTATGGTCGTCATTGTCAGCAAAATATAAAGGGTCTGTTGGAGTTAAGGGATTAAATATATCATCATAAATATAAATCATTGTGTCTCTCATCCAAACTGGTGTGCCATTAGGTAGTAAAGTTTCATTTCCTCCAAACTGTCTGTCTACACCAACATATTCTGCATCAAAAGATGTATTAAGCACTGAATAAGTACCAAGAGTCTCAATACTAAATTTAGCTACATTGTAAAAGTATTCGTCATCATCATAACCCCAATCTTCTCCATCTGGTCTTGTATAACTCTGGTTTTTGGTCAAATCAAAATCTTGCAAAGTCATCCAAGTTAAATTTGAACTTGTATCTGGCGTTAAGTCTGGTGTCTCCAGAGAAAGGGCAGATAATGTGGTAGTAGCGAAAAGGAGAGTAGTAATTAGTTTTTTCATTTTTTTGCTTTGAAGAATTTCATGATTTCTTGTATGAATCCAAAGAATCCAGACTTCTTTTCACTTTTGGGTAAAATATGTAAAATTAAGCAGGTGATGCCGATAATCGACAATGCCATTTTAAAAAGTTCTCCAGTGGATTTAGATAGGATTTCCTGTATCATCTTATTTATTTACACCTTCTTTGGTTCTCTTTTTCAGTTTTTCTAAATAGGCTTTGTAAATTTTGTTAGCCTGTAATAGTTTTTTCTTTTTTTCTGGGTCTTTGGCATTTTTAGCGGCAAAGCGGGATCTTTGCTCCATAGCCATAGTTGCTTGTACTTTATGCTTGTGTGGCTTGCTAGATTTCTCTATAATGTTGACACTTTTACGAGCTGTCTCTGCGTCTTTAAAACCGAGCCCCTTAATAGTCCCTTTCGGATTTTCATCCGTGTATAAATCAGAGTGTTCGGATTTTGGGCGTTTTGTGCCGTCTTTTTTCTTTTCGGGTATTCTGTTCGCAGCTTTAGCTAATTTCATTAATGTTCCGTAATAAATAGCCTTGCCTTCTTTTTCTCCGTATCTTTTTATAAAATCTTTCATTGAGACTTCTTTTTCTAGTCTCATGAATTTTTCTTTTTGTTTTTTTGTTAAACCTTCAGATTTGTAAGCGCCACCTCGTTTTTGTCTGTCGCAATATTGTTTCTGACTAAAACCTTTTGGATTATTGCAATCAATATTACGTTTTC